GAAACTTTTGAAAGGTCTATTAAAAAAAATTATAAAAAAAATAATTAGCTCTCAAAACTTTTATAAAATAAAATGGAAAATGTAAAATATTAGGTGCGATGTTTATGTGTATATCTATCTATTCATATTCATACTCAAACCAGTCCATAATATCTATACTATATATACTATCAATAACATTTTCAGGTTCGTCTATAAATTGTTCCCAAAACAAACCTTCAAGAATTCTAATAGTCATAATTTTAGCATCGTTGAAAGTATAATCAGTATTTTCTACATTAATAATAGAGGTTTTTATTTCTTTTAACAGTTGAATACTATAAACTAACTTTTTTTTTTTTAATTTTTGTTTTTCCTCAATTCTACTTAATCTTTGCTCTAATGTTTCGCCACAATAAGCTAAAATGTGTTTAAATACATCATTAGGTAAGTAAGTCATTTTAAAATTATATTATCCAAAATCATATTAATTCAATTTTGTTTTCTAACAATTATCGCACAATAGTTAGTAATTCTTCTATTAAATTACTTGGTACTCTATATCTTTCGTTTATATTTGTATATTTAGATTTAACTCCTTCTATTCTTTTTTTTGTAGTCATACCAAAATTTATTAGATGTTTTCCATTTATACAACTACTACAATCTTGTTTACACTTTTTAGGGATAAAACCCTCTATATCAGTCCATAATCTAGTCCTTTTTCTATAACCCCACTCAGAATATTTACAATAATCTACATCATAAAAAGGTAGATTTAAATATTTTTTCATACTACCCATTTGTGGATTTTCTATAATATATTTTTTAGGTTTAAAATAAGCTATTATTTCTAAAGTTTTAAATAATGGAGGTAATCCTACAGTTAAAATTTCATTTTCAATATCTTCATAGGATACTATTTTACCAAATTTATTTTTTCTACCTATATGAGTTTTTTTAATACTACTAAAAGTTCTACATGGAGGACTAGCCCATATTATATCAAAATAACCTATAGGATATTCTTTATAATCCCACTTCATAATATCTATATTTATATCCGCCCCAGTTAAATCTAAACTAATAACTTCTATACCCATTTGTTTAGCTACTTTTCCTACAGAATGAGTACCTGAAAATAATTCTAATAGTTTAGTCATATAATATATTATTATCAATAATCATATTAATTCATATTTATTTTCTAACAATTATTTATAGAGCTAATATCTATTTAATCTAAATCAAGCACACTAACATCTGCTTTAGCCCATTTTATATAGTCTTGATAGGTTCTACAATTTTGTTTATAATTTTCTATTACTATAAATATAAAATCCTCTTTATTAACTAGCTCGTGATATAAAGCTCTACCCTCATTTTTACCATTTCTACTACTATCTAAAATATAAAAATTTTCGTTTAATATCATCTCTAACTCTGTTTGACTTGGTATAGTATTCATAAAAATATTATCAGCGTTTAATCTACAAACTCTCGGTATTTTTGTTAGACTTTGACTAAGTATATGAAAATGTAGGCTTAAAGGGTCATAGCTATAGTGACGCCCTCGTATAGCTAAATCTTCTAAAATATTAAATGACTTACTCTTTAGACTTACAGCACAATCGTCTATTATGACTACAGTTCTTAATTTTATTTTTTTTGATTTACTTACTATCTTATTATATTCATTAGCTTTTTTATAAAAATCTAATAATGTATGTAATTTATCTATTGTTGTAAATCTACTTTCTTTATCCTTAATAATCTTAAATCCAGCATCGGTAGGACTAAATAAAAAACATAAATCTACTAATCCTGCCTCTATCATTTTATAAATAATATATTCACATAAAACACTCTTACCAGACCTACGTTTAGCCACCCAAAGATTATAGCTTGACGACGGTATACTATTAATATCATATTCTTGTATCGTATCAACCATTACTATATATCATATAAAATTAATCCTTTATCTGCGTTAGGAGTAATTCCTACAATTTTACCACTTTCTACATCTAATTCTATTTTTTCCATAAGTTTATCTAATATATCTTCAGTAGAAACTGGTTTAACACTAGTAGAAAAAATAAATTCTTTATCCTCTTCTTCTATAGGCTTTCTTTGTTCTACCTCTTGATTAATTAATATATCTAAATTTTCCCTATATTTTGATAGTCTGTGTGCCTCTACTGATAGTTGGTTCATTCCTAAAATTGCTCCCCCTATTGCAGCTATAGTAGTATCTTCCTGCTCCTTTGTTTCTCCTATAGGATTTTTTTTTAAAATATCAGATATTCCTAATGGTCTTAATAATTCGCATTTTCCATTATAATTTTCTAATTTACTACTTTTATCCTTTAACTCTAAAGTATAAGCTTCTATCATTGCTGGTGTAGCATTTTCATCTGTAATAATAGATTGAAAGCTTTCAAATAGACAATCAGTCATTAAAGCTAAATATTTATCTGTATATAAATATTGTAGAGTTTCTAAACTTGTAAAATAATCTTGTTGGTCTAATAATGGTTGTATATTTTGTATATTTTTTCTAGCACACATTATAGTAAGACCGTTTAAACTATTAATAGATACATTACTATCTAAACATAAAGGCTTACCTACATGAGTAAACCCTGAGGTTATATTATCAGTAAATAATAGACTTTTTTTAAATGGGGCATAGCTTACAATGTCTCCTAAATTAAATATTCTTGTTAGATTTTTACAATTTTCATTATATAACTCTATATTTTGAGGAAAATCATATATAACTCTAGGCGACCCATAAGTTATAACATATTTAATAGGCTTTGTTCTACCTGTATTTCTAATATCATTTTCATATAAATAATAAAATAAAGTAGCTAGTCCACCCCCAGCACTATGACCTGTTAAAATAACTTTACTACAATCATATCCATCTATCATTTGTCGTAAATCAAAATAGATTTTATCTAACACTTTAATATAACCTTCGTGTGCCTTTAGTAATTGATATTCTCCTTTAATAAAAAATTTAAATGTATCATAGTAAGATAAATAATTTCCTAAACCTAAAGGGTCTGTAGTTGTAATATCTATCAATATATTATTAATAGTATTACCGACACTATCATAAGTAGATATATCTGTATTTGTTCCCCTAAATGCTACATATAAAGTATCATTATCTTTATATAACAAAACAGGAAAATCTTCACTATCATTTAAAAATGTATGATTTTCTATTGCACTACTTTCAGGATTATAGGCTTTATTAGATAATTCTAAAGTTATATCATATAGTTCGTCTAAATTATGTAATTCCATTTACTATATTATTATATATTTAATAAGTAGAATAATCGTTGATTTCGCTAATTTGGAAAAATAAATCTACACTTTTAATTTCCCCTGAGCCTGTCCCAAATGTAGCAGGAGTCACCCCATCGTAGTTATATGTTTCTACATAAAACTCTTGTCTAATATCTTCACTACTTAAATTTTGATTAAAATCTACAGTTGAAACATCTACTTTACCAGTAGTATCTATAGTTTCATTTACAGGAATCATTAACGAATTTAAATTAGTACTAGATATAAGCTCAAATCCGTTAAATATTTTATTTAAATTTACCATTATAGCACCGTTATATGTCCCAGCAGTTTCTACATTTTTTCTTATAATAGACCTAATAAATATTAAATCCTGAGCGTGTATATCCTTAGCTAAAGATATTTTTGTTTTATTACTATTTAGGCGTAGGTGTAAAACAGGCATTTATATATATAGATAAGATAATAAAAAGAAAAAGGAAAAATAGGCACAACTATTTACATTTTTTTTTTACTTAGAAACTATACCTTTTTATAATCATTTATATAGACAAACTATCTTTTTTCCAAATTCCTTTTTTTTTCTAGAAACTTTTGAAAGCTAATTAGATTTTAATTTTTTTTTTTAATAGACCTTTCAAAAGTTTTCTAAAATAAAATGGAAAAATGAAAAACTATTAATGTATGTATACCCCCTATCTATCTTGTTTCAGCTAATCTAACATTTTCCATATGTAATTTAGTTTTTCTATGTGTGTGAAAATTACCTTTACTTATTAGCTTATCACAATATTCACATAGTTTTTTTAATTTATCATTAGCCCTACGCTTTTCTTTACCATTTTCACTTTGTCTATATTTTCTATTACTTTCTGCTTTTTCTGCGGCATAGTCTTGTCTACGTTGCTTAGCCTTTTCTAGTTCTCTTTCTCTATTTTTTTCATACCATTCTCTATAATAGCTTTTATCTATAGGTTTTAGACTACCTTCTTCTCTTCTTTGCTTCATATAGTTTCTATTATATTCTTTCTTATCTATATAAGCTTTCCTTTCATCATTAACTATATAGTCAGGATATAAATCTAAATAGTATTGTTCTCTTTTTCTTAATTCTATCTTACTTTCACAGGGATAATTTTCTATTAATTTTATTTCAGCATCGTCCCATAGAAACATATTTCTACTACTCATACTACCATTATGATTGAATGAATGTCTATGTTCGCTTAATCTAGTAGTTAATTTAACTTTTGTAGTACTACCTATATAAATCATATCAGTATTTTTACTAATAATTTTATAGATTTTTCCGTTCTTATAATTACTCATTAAAATATATAGATTTGAAAACCATAAATCAAATTTATTTTTAAATATGTTATTATTATTATACTATTTATTCCTCAGTTCGATAATGCCAAATTCAGTCTACCGTTACTGGATGTGGTTGAAAAGATTTTAACACAATCCTCTACTACAACCATTTCATAGGTTTCGTCTGATGTTCCAATAGTATCTGTATTAAATTCAACTTCTATAACAGGGTTATTTAGTTCTCGTAACGATATAGTATTAGATTGAGCTCCTCCACCTGAATATTCCCATAGACCAGACTGAATTTTTACAGTATTTTTTAACCAAGAATTAGCTAAACCAGTAATACTATTAGAAGCTGTAGCAACAGAAAAACCATTTTCACATAACCTACCGTATGTTTGTTCTTGTAGTTCTAAGTTATAAATTTCTTGACCGCTAGCACTAAAGGTAACCTTATTTAATGCTATAGGTTGAAAATCATCAGAAGTATAGGCAGCTTTTCCTGATATTCTCCTTACATAAACATAGAAATCATTTACACAGTCAGTATTTTTTAATTCTACTTTTAATTTTCTAGTAGCTGCAGCAGCATTAGCAGCATATTTATCAGTAGCACTAGATTCATCATAGAAAGCTGTGACCATTTGGTTTAATTCTGGGCGATTGTAGTTTTCTGATACTATTTGTGCGAAATCCTTTTCATTATAGGCTTTATATCGCATTTTTAAAAACACATCACTAATAGGAGTAGTCGTATCTACTACTCCAGCACTTCCTGCCTCCGTAAGATTACTACCAAATTTTACCCTAATACTCATTTGCTCGTTAAATTGTAGGTTTAAATTAGTGTTAATATCCTTCATAAAACCAAAAACTAAAGGGACTACGAAAGTATGAGCTGTCGCATTGGTAGTTCTAGCATCTAAAGCACTATCTGCTATTGGAGCATATTGAGCGGTGTCTAAATCTGAAAATTGAGCCATTAAATCATCGTGAGTTAAAGTAGAAATGACTTTACTAGATGAAAGTAATTCTACCCTTTCTATAATATTATATAAATCATTTTGTCTAACTTTTCCTGTGGTACTAAAATTTTTAGTATAAGATAATAAAATCTGTTGAGCTATACCATATTTCATTAGGTTAAAGGTAATGGTTTTACTTGCTCCTACTGTCCCACTAGATAAGTCAGTTCGCACATAACAACTAGCTGCAGCTGGATAGATTTTTTTTGTAGAGTACACATCAGGCAACATTTTACTTTCACTATCGTTTAATGAATTTACTAAAGCACTATTAGCATTACTATTATTAATTATGCTAGTCATGTAGTTATAATTATCTATAAGAAAAAAAATTAAATTAATTAACAATATTAATTTAGAAATCAAGCTTAGTTAATCTAACTTCTATAGCCATCGTCTCGCCTGCTGATTGGTTAGGATAGAGCACAAAGACGGGCTGTGATTGGACGGGAGTATTTAGATGGTCTATTCTAATGGTTGGTCTTGCTTGATTACTAGGTTTTGCTTGATAATTAAAAGCTGGTTCAGTCACATCTATATCTGGTGCTGCTTGAACTGATAGATGATAAATATAATCAAACATTATATCACATTTATTAAAATTACTACCACTACTCAATGCTGTTTGAGTTATAGTACATTTATAATATCCTTCTAAAGCCGCATTATATAAACTAACACTTTGATTAGTATTTACATTAGTCCAAGTATCAGATTGACAGTTGAATGCCATATTAGTAAAATTAGTAGTATCAGCAGCAGCTGCTATGGTAAGCGTTTTAGTTAATTTATATTGAATAGGTTTAAATGAATATGCTCCAAATTGTAAAGGTAGAGGATTAGCTATAAGTAATGCTGTTTCCCTTATATTTATTATATCCGCTCCACTATTATTTTTAAATCTAATTTCAGCATTCGCCCCACCTCCAGCAGTAATGACTAGATTATTAGTATCTGTGCCTGTTTTAGGGTTTTCTATATTCCAATCGGTAAGTGCTCCATCTCCTACTCTAAATAAATTACTAATTATTTCTCCACCTAGGGCGCTTGTTCTAGGATTTAAAACTATATTTGGTACTATTTGACTTGGTTCGCTAGACCTTATAGATATATAGGCATTCGCTTCTTGTGCTTGAAAATCTAAAATTCTATCTATCTGTTGTGCTGGATTACTAGGTTTTTCCTGTGATATTTTCCAACCATCTGGATTACTAACATCATCTTCGTTAGTCCTAGTAATAATTGTCTTACATCTAATTTCATTAGTTCCTCCATTTCCGCAGTTAATATTACCACATTGTAGTAAAGTAGTATTATTAATATTAACACTTTGTAAGGTACCATTAGTATTTAGTGTTAAACCTGACGGTGTAAAAACACTATTGCTTTCTGTTCCTAATCTAACAGTATTAGCGAAATCATTCGTTCCAGTCCATATAGTACTATCATTTCTAGCAACTAATCCTTTAAAAACTTTATAACTAGTATCCTGCGGTGGGTTATTTTCTCTTTTATATATATCAGTTCCTTCAAAATAGATATTATTACCCATAATTAAATCTTTAGCACCTATAGTTATAATATCTCCGTGGCTTTCTAGACCACCAGTTCCACTAACAATTTTACCAGCACTACCTTGTTCTATATTACCAGCACCTACAATAATTTTTCCATTAGTTACTTCTAAATCACTTGTAGGCACGGATAATTTACCATCAACTACTAATACACCTTTAGATTTCATAGATTCACCTTCTATTTTACCTGATGAAACACCATCTCCACTAGCCGTTATATTACCAGTAATAGAAATATCACCTGTACCTGTTAGTGGAAGTTGTCCTCCTGAACCACCAGTAGGTTCTACACCATTAACTAAAATTTTACCTCCTTCATTACTACATGTTAAATCTACATTACCACCATAACCTCCTATCTGTATACCATTAGTATTGAAATTTAATCCTTTAGAAAAACTACTCATTTATATTACTATTTAATATAATTTTCTAAGTTGAATTCTTGATTGTGGTCTAACAAATGGATTATTTTCATTTAGAGTATTTTCATAAGTAAATCTACTTCTATATTCTGTAGGTAATGTATTTAGTCTAGCAGGTTTTTTAGTAAATTCTTTTTTAGGATTAAATTCATCACCTACTGGAACTTTTGCATAGATAGGTTCTCTTTGACTATGTTCTTTACCACTTGGACCTTTTTTTATTTCATAGAAACCTATATCTTCTTTGTCCTTAGACGCTTCTTTTTCTACATTCATAATTAAATCCTCAGCAGTTAAACCTTTACTAATTTCTTCTAAATATATTTCTCTTAGTTTATCCTTTATGAATTCACTACCTTCAATAATTACTCCTACTTTTTCCTTACTTTCCTTAGCACCTGCCCTTAATATAGCAACTATTCTTTTATGTGTTCGTTTTAAATATTCAGGTGTTTTTTTAGCTTTTACATAAGTTTTTTTAATTTTTTCTATTTGTTTTGGAAATGTTTTAAAAAAATAGTTAATATCTGCTTCTAATTCTTTAGCACTCTTAAATTCACTACTTAATTTTTCAGGTGGTATTAAATCTATTTTACTAGGTATATCTTCTAATCCTGTTTTTACTTCCGTTTCTACAACTTTAGGTTTTGGTTTAGTTGTTGTTAATTTAATAGGTTGGGGGACTGGGTCAGCCATATCAGGGACAGGTATTCCTTCTATAGTTTCTTGTAATTTTTCCTCAGCGGCTACTCTTTTTGCTTTAGCACTTTCTATAGAAGGTATTTCTTGTCTAGGTGTTAAAGGTTCGGTCATAGTAGCTGGTGGTGGCTTACTTGTTGTAGCAGATGGTTGTTTAGCTTTTGGTTTATCTTGTTTTTTAGGTAAAGACTGCTGAGGAGGAAGTGATTTAGTTTTAGATAATTCTTCAGGTTTAGGTTTGTAGGTTTTTGGTTTTCTAAGTTTTGGTTTGGTTTCTTCTAGAGCTTCTTCTACTTCTTTAAAGGGAAATTTTTCTTCTATAATAATGTCTAAATCTTCTTCTTTAGTAGGTTTTTCTTCTGCTTTTTCTTCTTCTTCTTCTTCTTCAGTAGTAGTTGGTATTTTTATACTATCTATTTTATTTACCCATTCACTACTTTCTTGTAAGTATGATAGTTTTTCCATAAAATTTTCAGGATTGGGGATATTAATAGATTTGACAATTTCTTTAATAGAAGTAATATAATCAGGTGGAGTTTTATCTTCTCTAACAAATTTATCATAAAGAGCTAATTTATTTTTTGATAGTTTTGTAGTTCTTAAATCTTTAAAAATTTCAGTTAAAGGTTTAGATGTATCTAATTTTTTATCAGTATAAAATTTTAAATATAAAGATTTTATTTTAGATGGGTTATTATCTTTAGTTAAAATCTTTCTTAAAGCACTTGAACTAAATCTACTATCTAAATTTTTTTTCAAAGCTCTTAATTCAGACATTTATATATTAGTATAACATAAATTTATTCTTGAATGAACTATAATTAGGATTTTTACCGTTATTTACATTTACATCGCTAGTTACTCTATTATTATTTTTAATAGTTAAACTAAAATCTTTTTGTCTTAGTTCATTTATTTTTTTACTACCTTTCACAGCATTACCATTCATTTTATAAGCTACAAGACCACCATTTTTTAGACCTGATAAATCTGTTAATGGTTCTAATTTAGGATTACTCATAATTTCATCTCTTAGTTCAGGCATATTTAGTTTTAGTTTTCTTTTACCTCTTGGTAGAAGTTTAGCGAATTCTTCCATAGCTATATAATCATTTTCATCTATTCTACTTTGTTCTATTTTTTCCTTTAATTTACTACTTAATTTAGCTCTTTCTTTATCACTTTTAGATAAGTCGTGTTTACCTGCTATAGATTGTTTGCTTACATTTAAATATAAATTATTATTTAACATTTACTATACTACAATATTTTATTCAGGGATTTCACCATTTTTATCTATAGGAATAAAAACATCTTTTTTCATAGGTGGGTCTTTAGGGGGTTGTCCTCCTATTGGTACAGGTTTAGATGCATAGCTTATTTGCGTATTTCCACCCTGTTCTACCTCAGGAGTATCATAATAGGTTTGTTCTTTAGTTTGATTAATAGTTTCACTATTACCTTCAAACATATTAGGTTTAGTTTTTGAATTCATATTTTCTAATAACTCATTTTCATTTTTACTATTTTCATATTGTATAGGGTCAAGTCCAGTTTTAAAAAATATAGGTTTGTTACCGAATTGATGTAATCCACAATTTCTATAAATTAAACCTGAATCTGTATTATATCCTCTATGTTGTATTAAATGATTACTATTCATATATTATAATATATATAAAAAAAATAATAATCCAAAAATTAATAAAGGAATTATTTTTATTGTAATTCTATCTATTAATTTCCCAATATAGTATAAATATGACATTAATTAAATATATAGATACATTTTTAACTAACATAACATTAACAGTTAGAAAAATTCGTAATTGTATAGGAATTAAAAAAAAAGATAGTAATATAATAAATGAATTACACGACATTAGAAACACCGACACCAAGTCCAATAATACTAAAGTTAAACTCTAATAATCTTACAGAGTTAGGTATATTTTTATCAAGTTTATTATTATCTATTAGTGGTTGCTTTGCTGTTGTTATGACATCTTTACGAAATTCTAGATGTAAAACTATTAGCTTTTGTAAAACTATTAGTTGTATAAGAGAGCCTCCTGTAGAAGTATAGTTTTCTTACTCTGTAAGATATTTTCATTTTATAATATTAATATATAATAAATGGGTCAAATGTTTTCTAAAGAAGAAGCTATTTTATTAGACTGGAATGCTCCAAGAATAGGTTATAGTAAAAGAGCTAATACTACTGACTGGTGCTTTCAAGAACGCCCTAAAAATTTTAACTATTGGTTTAGTGATAAAAAATATACTAAAATAAGTAGAAGTTTATACCCTCAATATAAAAATGGTTATATATGGGGTAGGACAGAAGATATTAACTATTATAAAAATGAAGTAGATAAACAGCAAGAAGAATATAGTTTATAACTACCTAACTTTTAAATTGTTAGAAAAAAAAAAATGAATTATAATTTTTAACATTATAATTTTTTGTAAAATGAATAATAACCAAATTGATAAATGCGAAAATTGCGATAAATATTTTAACCAATATAAAGATGTTATTAGAAATGATGAGGTAAACTATATATGGGACTATCATGTAGAAACTGATAATGATGACGGCGACCTATGTGCTGACTGTATTTTAAAATTAGATTATACTATAAATAAGTGTGTAGAATGTAATGAGTATTATGATACAAATAGCGAAAGAATATCAGATTTAGATATTAGAGATTTATGGCTTCATCTTCAACAAGATAATAGTGATGTATGTATAGATTGTGTATATAAACTACTTCAATAGTTTCCTATCTTTACAGCAAGTTCTACACATATCAAATTTTAGCTTTTTCCTTTTACAATCTATTACAACACAGTTAAATTTTTCATCTAGACATTTTTTACAATAGGGTTTATCTTTTAAATTTGATTTACAAGTAAAACAATATTTAGTAGGATTTTCTTTTCTATCTTCCTCTATTTGTCGTTTCCCTTTTTTTTTATTTTCTATTCTAACTAACTCTAAATGTATAGATTTAGCATTAGGTATAAAATTTTTTAGACAAATACAACCTATACCATCATCTCTACTAGGATTTTCTGGGATAATAAAATTATTTAATTTGTTTCTAATTCTATAAACATATCTAATAGCTGTACCACATAAACATCTACCATCTAAGTCACCAAATTCGTGTATAGCTCCTGGTTGATAATTACTAGTTATTTTTATATGACCTACTACAAATTCCCACTCATTAATAGCTAATAGTATATTTTTATTTACACTTTTTTTTAATAATTCTATTTGTAAAGGCATAGGCATATCTGCTATTAGTTCTATATCTTTAAAAACTAATTCCATTAAATTTTATCTAGCATTTAACTTATAATTCAATTTTATTTTGTAAAAAACAATATAAGGAGTAATTAATAGTAAAGTAAAAATGAAGATTAGAGATACTTCTATCTTCATTATAAGTAGTGCTGAACGCCGTGAATATATTATTAAACTACTAAGTGATAATAAAATAACAAATGCTACTTTAATTGATAGTGTTCGTGGTAATTTAAACACTTTACAAAATAAATTAATAGCTTTTAATGGTAAAACTTTCTATGTACCTAGAGGTAAAACAGACACACCTAAAGCATTAGGACAACTATCTTGTTTTTTAACACACGTAGAGGCTCTAATAACTGCTGGTGATAAACCGTGTTTAATTTTAGAAGATGATTGTAAATTTAATATAGATTTAAATACTGATATAGATATTCCACACGACGCAGAGTTAGTTTATCTAAGTTGTTTTTTATCTAATAATAAAGAAATAGTGCATAGAAAAGTAGGATTAAATAAACCTTCTAATTTAGATAAAATTTGGACTACTACTGCTTATTATATTAAAGAACCTAAAAAACTATTAAATATTCTAAAACTATTTCGTCCAAAGAGTATAGATTCATATTACAATTGTTTTGCTACTAAAAGATTAAACACTTATTATTACTATCCAAATATTATTAGTCAAAATACTGAATTAGAATCATTAATAGATAATAAAAATAAATATTTATCTAAATTAAAATAATTTTAGGTTTTATTTTTTCTTTACGAATTTTAATAAAATCCCACTTCTTAGGCTGATAGTTCCTACATGTCATATTAGAAACTATGTCTCTTGTTATATAATTAGAGCGTATAGAATTATTATCAATATGTCTATTTATAGCCTCAACACAGCCATTTAGTCCCTTTACTGATAGTATATTATTGCTATTTTTAAAAATAATTGTATATAACATAAATATATATAGATAAATTATCTTTAATATATATATATATGTATTTAGCAGACAGATTACTAGATGAATATGAGGAAGAGATTAGAGATTTAAAAATAGAAAATGAAAATTTAGTATCAGAAGTAGTAGCACTTATTTTAGAAAATATAACTATTAAAAATGAGCTATATGATTTGAAACAGTCTATAATAAAAAAATAAATAAATAAAGTAGATATGTGGGTAAGCATATAATAGTTTTTTACTTATTTTCTACTTTTTCCAAATTTAGGTACTTTTTTTTTTACTTAGAAAGTCTACCCTTTTTTAATGATTTGGCTTTACAAACCCTATTTTTTCCTTTTTCCATTTTTTTTCAGAAAACTTTTGAGAGCTAATTAGTTTTTTAATTTTTTTTTTAATAGACCTTTCAAAAGTTTTCTAAAAAAATTTGTAAAAATGAAAAACTATTAATGTATGAATGTATCTATATGTCTATTTAAACAGCAATATCTTCATCATCATCATCACTATTATCATCATCTAATATACAACCACTAATAGGTACACCTTCGTCATTTTCTTCTTCTATTAATTGAACTCTTTCATTTAAAAATGGTAGAGCTATATCTTTTTGAATTACATAACAGTCTTTTCTAGATAAGTCTTTATCATATTGAACCCTTAGAACTTTAATCCCATCTACATTAACTACTAATCTTCTAAAATTAGTTGATTTAATAGGTGCTTCTTTGTAGTAATCTGTCTTTTGAAATTTTTTCCATAATAGAGAGCAAGTAATATAACTATACTCTACTTTTTTAATTACTCTTTTAGGTAGTTGTTGACTTAATAAATCTATTTTTAAATATTTATAAGTAGGACAGCCAGTAAATAGTTTCATACACTCTTTAGCTTTAGTTTCTACTAATATTTTTGGATTATAATCAGATAAATCTCTATTCATTAAATATTTATAAATAGTATTTAACACCTTTGGATTTTTTAAATTAGTATAAACACCATTCCAATAATTTCTATCTGCTCTATGTTTTGAACCACTATTAAATATAACAAATCTCCTACATGAATGTTCTACTACTACAGGCGTAAGATTATTACTAAAAATAAACCATCTAATATAATTTCTTTGTGTTTGGACGGATTGATATTTTCTATTAATAACATTATATTCTGTAGTAATTAAATCTTTTATTCTATTATTAAATTTAGAACCCTCTCTACCGTCCATTTCGTTAATTTGAACTACTAATTTTTTATCTAATACTTCATTAAAACTACCCATTATAGTATCCATATCAGCTATTTTGATAAGATAGTTATTTTTAACACCAAATAGTAATTCTATTATATATGTAAGAGTATCTTTTCCGCACCCCTGTAGACCTTTGATTACTATACAAGTTTGTGGATTTTCAGCTGGGAATTGAAAAATATGAGCTATATAATTCATTAGATACTCAAATGAGTCTATTTCATTACCAGCACAGTTATTTACAATATCTATAAAGAATTGTATATCTTCATCAGCAGTATCATCTACAATATTATAGGCAAATGGTTTAAATAGGTTAAACTCTCTTTCTAATACAGTAGAAGGGTCAGGATTAAATACAGCAGTATCATAGGTGCGTTTATTAGGGTCTTCTAACAATTCTTTCATAAATGATTTTCTATCATTATAATTATATATCATAGACCTTTTATTAAAATCATCATAAGATATAGGAAAGTAGTCGTGTTTTGGTGATATTCTACTATAATATTGTAGGGGGTGTAGTGTTATAAAATTATTTTCTTCAAATAGTTTTTTATTAATATCATATTCATTTTCTATTAAAAAGTCATTAATATCTATTATTTCCGGTTCTTTAATAGACCAAGTTAAATTAGTTAAATTTTTTAAATCGTCTAAATTTAATTCTATAGAAGTCATTAAACCGTCAAATATTAGAGATGCGTTTTTAATATTATAGTGTGTAATAACTTTCATAATAGCTTCGTTTTCAAAAATGCATAGAACTTTGTTTAATTTACTGGATATAATATTTTTATTTTTTTTTTTATTTTCTATTTCTTGAGGATATAATAATGTTATAGATTGTTTAATAGAATCTAACTCTGTATTTAATTCTTTTAAAATAGTATTATTATTTGTATAGGGTTTATCCATATTAAGAAATACTAATAGTTGAAGTTTATTTAATCCTACAGATTTTAAAAATTCATCTCTATCATCAACAATAGATTTTAACATAGGACAGCTTATATTATGTTTAACACATAGATTATATAAAATTTGAAAATGAGCGTTTTTAATATCATAGTCAAATAAGCCCATATCTTCGGTCAATAGATTTCTAATATTTTTCGGTAAGTTTTGTAATCCAAATGGCTTGGCATATTGCCTACCATCAATACATTTATCACCAAATTTATAAACTACTTTACTTCCTCCTACATTTCTACTCATATGTTTTAAACATTTTCTAACATAATCTACATACCATTCACTACCAGTTTTACATCTATCTCCATCATTAATGATTTCTTCTAAAGTTTCATCATTAAGATTTAATAGAAGTTTAATATTTTTTTGATTATATTTTTCTCTAGATTTATACATTATTGTTTATTACAAAAAATATTTTTAAATCATATTTTTTTTTTCATTTAGTAAAATTATTTTCTTTTTTTAAAATAATATGAATAATAGTCGCTCACCTTATATGAAGTCCTATTTTAAAAATAATAAATATTATATATCAAATAAAAATAAAATAAATAATTTTAAAAATAAACTATTAAAAGATAATGAGCCTAATGCGGAGGAGAAACTATTAAAGTTTATTTATAATTTACTATCTAAAGAAAAATTTGTCCCTACAGAATTTAAATATTTTCGTAAAGAACATAAAAAAATAGAAATAAGATTTGACTAATATGTTTGATTTTAGTAGATTTGAAGAAGGTAGTATAGATGATGATAAAGATGCTTCTATTATTCTACATGCTCTATATCATAGAAAGCCTGACCCTATTACATTTTGGAATATGTTATATTCAACACCTGCTATTAAGAAAAAAATTAATTTACAAATAGCAACCTTTGAGCTAAATAGAGATAAAAATATGAGAAAAAAAGTGCTAGAATATCATAAAGATAAAATTATTAGAGGAATAACTGATAAATATGTTGATAGATATATTCATAGACATATTATTTCTATTGGTTTAATGGTTAAAGCTATAAAAGAATATTGGATAGAAAAAAGTGAGATAGTTGCTCGCTATAAATTTTGCATAGGTAGAGGAAAATGGATTAGTAGATTATCATATAATTTTTACATAAAAAATAAAATAGAACCCTATAGTATATTATGACTTTAACTGAATATAATAAAATCTATTATCAGAAAAATAAAAAAAAATTATTAGAATATTCAAAAAGTTATTATCATAGAAATAAAGACAAATGGAAAGAATATAGAAAAGTCTATAATGAAAAAAATATTAATAATGATGGTAATGAATTAAACTACTGGCAAATGTACTATATAGTTAATAAACAAAAATTTATTGATTACTATCAAAAAAACAAAGAAAAAAAAAAAAAAAAAAAAAAAAATTTTTAATAAAAAAAAAAAAAAAAATAAAAAAAAAAAAAATAATTAAATAAAAAAAAAAAAAAAAAAAAAAAAAAAAAAAATATAGTAATAATGTTTATTGGAAAAAAAAAACTAAATCTATGACTGAAAAATATAAAAGTCTAACAGTAAGTAGTAGATATAATAATATGTTAAAAACTATTAATATACCTTTACCTATAACAAAAATAAAAAAAGAAGTTAGAATTCTAGAATTTAAATAATTGTTATAGATATAAATGAATTTGTGTTCTAATAATAAACCTAATACATTAAATTTTATTAAAAGCGATTGTAGTGTTGAAATAAGAAAAGGTAGTAGTTCGTCTGCTGGCTATGATATACAAAGTCAAGAAACCGTATTAATAGCACCACATCACAGAGTTTTAGTAGATACTGGTTTACAGTTGGAAGAACCTACTCATAAAAATATTTATATGAGAATAGCTCCTAGGTCATCTCTATCTTTAAAAGGAATAGATGTAGCTGCTGGAGTAATAGATAGTGATTATATAGGACCTATTAAAGTATTACTTTGTAATAATAGTCCTAATGGGTATACAGTAAGAAAAGGAGATTTTGTAGCTCAAATTATATTAGAAAGAATTGGTGAAATGTATGATATAGCTTTAAATGATAGAATTATAACAAGTTATAGAGTAAGGGGGGAGGAAGGCTTTGGTTCTACTGACTAAGTTGTTTTTTTTCTTCTAATTTTTTACGAAGTCTTTCTTTGGTTGATAGTTTAGATTTTTGATGTTTTTTATGATTTAGAAATTTTTTAATATCTTTATTATCATTACCAAGTTGACTACGCGTCATACTATTTTGTATTAAGCTTTGATAAGATATTTCACTATCTAATATATTTGCTTGGATATATGATTTAATCCACATATTATAGGGTGGAAAGGTAGAGTTTCTATATCTAGGCTTAGCCAAAAATTGATTTCTCATTTGATTATATTCATTTAAATAATCCATTTTACAAAATATTATAATATGAAAAATTATAAATCATATTTATTTTTTAAAATTTAAATAATAGATAGTTATTTTACCTACCTACCTACCTACTTACCATCTACTTAAAAAAAAAATATGAATTATAATTTTTTATATTATAATATTTTGGAATATGGATTTTAAAGATGAATATCAAATATATAAAACTAAATATATTAATGATTATGAATATAAAAATACTAACTTTTTATCCTATAAAGAATGGCTTACAGTATATACTCAAACAGTATTATTTGGTGCTAATTTTACCGACCAAAACATAGTTGATTCTATAAATCATATGAATAGCGGTGGAAATGTGTGGTTAAACGAAAGAAGACAGGAAAATGCTAAACTATCTATCAAAGAAAGACTTCGTAAAAAATTAGAAGAAAAAAAAAGATTAAAAAAATAGTTTAGGTTTAGGTTTAGGTTTAGGTTTAGGTTTTACATATATTATAAATATATTTTTTTTAAGTAGATGGTAAGTAGGTAGGTAGGTAAAATAACTATCTATTATTTAAATTTTTAAAAAATAAATATGAATTATAATTTTTTATATTATAATATTTTGGAATATGGATTATTTAAATGAATATCAAAGAGAAAAAGCTAGATATATTAATGATTATGAATATAGAATTAGTAAGTTTCCATCTTATAGGGAATGGCGTATGATACATATCCAAACAAATATATTAGGTGGTGAATTTTCTAAACAAAGCGTAGCTGATACTGTTAGAGTAGGTAATGGTGTTGGTTCTACTTGGTTAAACGAAAAAAATCAAGAAGATACTAAACTATCAATTAAAAAAAGACTTCGTAAAAAATTAGAAGAAAAAAGATTAAAAAATTAGTTTAAAATATAACCTAAATAAATTTTATATCTTTCTAAATAATCAATTTTAGGTTTAGGTTTAGGTTTAGGTTTTACTGGTTTTACTTTAAACATATATTATAAATATATTTTTTTTTTATATTTTTTTCTATTTAATAATTATAATGTCCGCAAAATTAGTATGGGCTACTGAAGATGCTGAGGTAAATATAGTATATATGACTAGAGTTAGTAATCCTAAAAATCAACATAATAAAGAGTATAAAGGACTATTAAAATATTGTATAAGAAATAGACATTGGAGTATTTTAGAATTAGCTAATATGTGTATAGAAATAAAGTGTGAAACTGCTATAGCTCAACAAATATTAAGACATAGGTCATTTTCGGCAACTATGTTTAGTCAACGCTATGCAAGTGTAGATAATGATTTAGATGTACCTCAATTTAGGTCGCAAGATAAAAAAAATAGGCAAAATTCTATTGATAATGTTGATGATACTATTAAAAATAATTTAACGAATGAATGGATAGAACATAATTTAAAAACTAAAAATTTATATAGGAAAATGTTAGACGCAGGTATAGCTAAAGAAACGGCAAGATTTATACTACCACAAAACGCACCTACAAGACTATATCTAAATGGTACAGCAAGAAGTTTTTACCACTATTTAGAAGTAAGATTAGACAAATCAACGCAAGCCGAACATAGAGCAGTCAGTTTAGAAATACAAAAAATATTTAATAAGGTTTTTCCAACTATTGGTGAAATACTACAAGAAACATTAGACAAACAGGTCTAATCGTATTTGTAATAGATTATTATTAAATCTTATATCACCTCCCCAAGATTTCTTCCAATAATATCTTTTACTATCGCTTATTCTAAGAGCTTCTCTGTTTGTTTCTCTATAAATTTCACCCTTTTTTAAAATATACTCTCTATTGTTTTCATTATATATTATTTTATATTCTTTTTGTTCGTCTTTTCTATTATAATTATAAGATTTCATATATTTTTTTCGGTGTTCTACAATATGTGGTTGTTCCCTGTACTCAGCATCTGTTCTACCTGATACTTTTTTATTAACACACTTTTCCCCATATTTCTTTTTATATTCTAATATATGAAATCCTTCTCTTTTTTCTAATTCTTGTTTATTATTACAAGGATAATTTTCTATTACATCTTTATTAAAATTTAGTGATAATTTGAAAATCTCTTCACTAGATACATATTTACCCTGTTTTCTATAATCTACTAAATGTTTTCTAATTCTTTCATCTAATGTATCTATAGTACTTCCTACATAATAATAACCATCATATGAAATCTCATATATTTTACCATTTTTATATCGTTCATCTATTATATCCATTAAAATAAAATCAATAATATAATTATAAATCAAATTTATTGTAATTAAAAAGTAGTTAAAAACAATATTTAGAAATAATAAAAATGAGAATTTTTTTAGTTAGAAATCAATTAGAACGACTAAGTAAAACTATAATTTACTGTCCTTGTGGTGGTTACTATGGTTTATATCATAATATAAATAACTCACATAATAAAATTAGGCACGAAAAAACTAAAATACATAATAGATATTTAGAAAGATTAAATAGTTAATAATATAATGAATAATAAAATAATACACCAAATATTTATAGATATAGGGCAAGGTAAAACATATTCAGATAATCCTATTTATAAAGAATGTGTAGAAAAAAATAAAAAAATTCATGTAGATTTTGAGTTTAAGTTATGGGACGAGTCTTTACTAGATAAACTTGTAAAAGAAAAGTGTCCTGAATATATAGATATATGGAATGATTTTCCTGATAAATTTTATAAGATAGATTTTGGTAAATATTTAATATTATTGATAGAAGGTGGTGTTTATTTAGATTTAGATGATATTATATTAGAACCTATTAATTTGGAAAATGACTATATATTAGGTCATTATACAGATGATAAAGGTAGAACTATACACGGTAATAATATTATTTACTATAAACATAAAGAAGAATTGAAATTTATGATAGATTTAATGGTAAAAAGATATAGAACTAATAAGATGCCTAATAGTTGGAAAGTAAGAAAAATGCTATCTACAGTAGGGGCTAGAGGTTTTCATCATATAAATAATAAATATTTTAATATTAAGCCTAAAGAATATACTATTAAATTTAAAACATATACTACTCGTAGTTGGTTAAAATACTATAATAAATTAATTACACCTACTTCTTTAAATTTATATTGAAATATGGGTTTAATATTATATTTTGATAATGGATAGTGTTTAAAATTTAGTGGTGAATAATGATAGTAATTTTTTACAGACCTTTCTTTTTCTATTTTACTTATAGCATTAACTATTAATATAGGAACTTTTGGTAATGAATCTAATATAGATATAATATCTTCATTTGATAGGTGTTGTAAAACATCTTTAATAATTATTAGGTCATATCCATTATAGTCAAGTCCTTTAACTATATCCTTACAAATAAATTTAATAGATTCTGTTTGATATTTTGATTTATTATTTTCTATAACTGACTCAACGCAATCAACACCAGTATAGTTCTTACCTGATAGGTCTAATTGAGAGCTTACCGTCCAGTCACCACACCCTATATCTAATATATGTGCATAGGGTTCTATAAAGTGTTGTAAAAATGGTAGATAATCTTTATTGTATTTTAGGCTAGACCCTCTACCGCTTAATGGAACATTTTTCCCCATAGCCCATATTTTTTTATCATAAATTTTTGTAAATATTTTAGTATTATCCATTATGTTATAATTAGAAAAAAAAAATATAATAACTATCTAATGACTGAAAAAATAAGACACCCTACTTTAAATTGGAAAGTTTATGATAGACATGGCTATTACTATACTCACGGTTGTATGATTAAAAATCATCTAAAATATTGGAATGATATTATACCAAAAAAAATAGATAGATATTTGGAGATAGGTAGTCTTCAAGGTAATAGTGCTACTCATTTTTTAAATAATTATGATATAGGTTCTATGGTTTGTTGTGAGCCATTTGGTAGAACAAAGACCGTGCCTGATAAAGAACTATTTTTATTAAATATAGAAAAGACAGGACAAAAAGAAAAAGTAGAATTAGTAGAATTAATGAGTGATGATTTTTTTAAACAAAATAAAAAAACCTATGATTTTATATATATAGATGGTTCACACGAGTATTTACAGGTAAAAAAAGATAGTATTAATGGTTGGAAATGTTTAGATATAGGTGGTATAATGATATTTGATGACTATAAAATGTGTACTTTATATACTGACGACGGTATAGGTGCTAAACCAGCTATAGATGAATTTTTAAAAACCTATGAAGGTGAGTATGAGCTATTATTAAAGAAGTATCAGGTTATAGTTAAGAAACTACAAACCTATCACCAAGAAGATAAGGTAGGCAATTAAAATGACCGTAAGGCACATATTCCGAAATCCAAAATAATTCCCCATCAGAGTCGTTTGGTATAATAAATGCTGTATTAAACCATTTTTCAAAACGGTCGTGTAGCTTTTCCCTCTTACTATGTTCTTCCTTTTCTTCATAATAATCTAGCTTTAATACGAATTTGCGACAAAGGTCAATATCATTTACGAGTTTAGTGTGTAGCTTTCTTTGTTTTACTTCAATTCGGTCGTCGCAGAAAGCTAGGATATTTTTAAAAATCTCAGGTGTAAAATAGGTCATTTGATTTTTGATTACAGTGTGATATTATGTAAAATCATATTAATTCAAATTTATTTTCTACCATTTATAATAATAGTAGGTAGGTAAGTTTTGGTAGGTAGGTAGGTAGGTAAATAAAACTAACTATGATAGAAAATAAATATGAATTGATATGATTTTGGATAATATGATTTTAAAATGACTTACCTACCTAATCATATCTTAACTATTATTTGCGATTATTGTGGTGAAACAATAGAACAAAGACAAAAAAGATTACAAATTAAAGTTAATAAAGCTATTCTTATGGTAAGAATTCAAAGTAAATGTATTTATAGAGGTGGTGAAAAGTATAAATTAACACCTAGTCAATGGGTTATAGATTATATTGACAACCGCTTACAAAAATTACAAGATTTATATCTACAAATAGACTATGAGGCTCCATTTATTATATTGAGCCCTCACGTATGTCTAGGTCCATCGTTTAATGGTGATTTAACAAATATAGATAATTGGTATTCAGACAACAGAAATTTATTGTGCGATTGGTAAATAGATAGATATACACATAAACATCGCACCTAATATTTTACATTTTCCATTTTATTTTATAAAAGTTTTGAGAGCTAATTATTTTTTTTATAATTTTTTTTAATAGACCTTTCAAAAGTTTC